TCACGCACGGTTTCCCGCGCCATCCGCATTGACCACTGGGATATCCAGAAGGTCCCACCCTCCCGTGAGCCGTCCAGGCTCGACCCGCTCCGTTCTGGAAAGCGGTACACCCCACCCGTCTTTTTGCTCACCTACAGCAGGCATCGGAAACACTGTTTCCAAGTCCTCCATCGCCCATAGCCTGCCCGCCTCTGCCAGCTCCAGCATGTCGGCCAGCACGCAGGCATCGATGCGGCCGGCCCGGTGCGCCGCAACCGCCATTTCGCTGAGCACGGCTTCGCGGCCGTCTGGGTCCATCAGGAACGCGACCTGGTCATCCAGTTCGTGCATCCACGCCGTGGGGATTCTACTCATGAGTCCACCCTGCACCACCAAGACTGGGCGTACAGGACTCCGTCGATTTCCTCGACGCCGCTGATGTTCATGCCTTGCTGGGCCATGCCGGTGATCTTCGCATCGTGCAGCCGAGGTATCACGTCGGCGCCAGGCGCTGGGCTGAAGACCCAGGCCTGTGTCGACACTCGGCCCAGCAGTTCGCTCTGATGCTCTCCGATGTGGACGTCAGCGCGAATGGGGGTTTGCTGGCGCAGTTGCTCAGAGGGTAGCGCCGCGCCGTGGGAGCGGCGGCGCACGACAAGGAAATACATAGGGCACCAAATACTGTATATGCGAACAGTATCCTAGCCAGTATTTCGGCCACCCGACAATTACCGCTCAGCGGCAGGCCGAATTCCATCGATCACACGTTCACAGGCCATGCCTGCTACTCGGCTTCGCTCAAGCGCTGCCGCGAGGCTTCCCGCCATTCGGTCAGCTTCTTCAAGCAGTCCCCCGAGCACCACGACGGCAGAGGTTTCTGCCTGGCGCTGCTGGGCAGCGATGGCACCGCAGGTTGCGCTTCGCCCGGCGCGCAGTCGGGCGATTTCCCCGCGCAGGCCGTCAGCAGCAGACTCAGCAGTAGCGGCGCGGCCGGCAACCGCCTCCAGTTTCTGACGTGCATTCTCACCCTCCCGATCAGCCACCTGCTGGCGGCGCTGCTCTTCTGTTCTGGCCTGGGCCGCGGCGTGCTGATCGCGCTCGGCAACCAGCAGTCGGTAGTCGGCCAAGTCGGCACGCGCCGCGCCGGCGTCACGCTGCGCCAGCACCAGCCGGTATTGCTGCCCGCCGGCGACCAGCAGCAGGACGGCCAGCCACCAGACCCAGGCAGGAACAGCCCTTGGAATCAGCGGCGCGCCGATCACGCTACGGCCTCGCCACCGCACGCGGCGTACATCGACAGAAGGTCACCAGCCGGCTTGGCATCGGCGGCACGCTCGCTTTCGTAGATCCCCAGCAGCGCCGCCAGCTTGTGCTCGCGCTGGCCGTATCCGGCGCCAGGCAGGCTGGCCCAGATCGGCGCAGCCCTGGCGATCGCGTCACTGATCCGCCCGGCCTTGATCAGCGGCAGCGCGCCACATTCGGTCAGCAGCTTGATCGCGGCCAGGTCTTGGGCTTCTGGGATGAAGCGGCCCTTGAAACCGTAGTTCTTGACGATGGCATCCCAGGTGCGGGCCAGGAACTGGTAGCGACCGGCAGCCGTCGACTTGATGCCGTAGCGCGGCAGCGGCACAAGCACGCGCGGGTGCTGGCTGTAGTCGGTGAACAGCTTGCCGCCTACCAGCACGTTGTAGCCGTCGTCACTGGCCTTGATGGTCGAGGTGCCTTCCGACCAGGCGAGCATGTCGAGGAAAGCGAGCACGTTGATGCCGCCGGCGTCGGCAGCAGAGATTCGTGGCATGGGTTTCTCCAGGCGTGAAAAAGCCCGCGCTGGGCGGGCTATTCGGATTGCAGGAACAAAAAAACCGCTCGAGGCGGCCGGGAACTTGCGCGTTCAGCGTCGACTTAGACGATCACGCCAAGCCGCGCCATCCTTTTACGCATGGCGGCAGCAACGACCGTGATCTCATCGTCGGTCAGTGCCACGGAATATACTGCCACGTGACTCACGTCCGACTCCCCGCCGAATGTTGAGGCATAGGTGCCGCCGATCCGCAAAGGGACTGAGGCAAGGAGTCGCTTCGTGGTCAATTGCTGATTACCTTTCACGCCCGTGGTCAGGTTCCAGGTCTGGTTGCCCCCTGACCCCGAAGACCGAAGACAGCGAATTCCCCAGTTAGCGGCCACGTCCGAGATCTGCGATTGCGCGCTGGTCGAACCATCACCCGTTGAATTGAGACGGTTGGCCTGGCCAGTGAGCGTCGTGTCGCTGATGTGGTAGAGCTGCAATCCGCCAGCCAATCCAGGCGATGCCCCTGCATAGTTGCCCACGTAAGGTACGGCCGTGGCGGTACCTGTACCGCCGAGAGGCCCAGCTGCTTTACCAACTACGAGCACCGTGAATTCTTCAGTTTCCGCGATAGCCGTTTCAAGGAAGTTGACCCCACCCTTGAACCTGGCATGCGTGCTGAAAACCGATGGAACCCCCACCAGCCTCGCATTGGCCTTGCCCGAAGCACGGTTGTAGCCGATTCGATCCAGAGAAGTGTCGAAGCAGAACCAACCCTCCAGGCCCCGTGATACTGGTGGAATTACCTTCGTGTACCAAGGCGCCAGTGCGCCCGGTGAAACCAACTTGATGCCCATGCGATTTTCCTTAAATTAATCCCAAGTTTGACGCGCTGATGTAAGGGGCGATGCTGTTAAAAAGTCTCTGTCGGTTGGCTTGGCCAGGATGTGTGTAGTCAGAAAGCTGGACAACAGCGAATCCGGTTACTGGATCTACAGTGCCTGCTGCGGTTTGGTAGCCGACTTCTGGATCTGAGAAAGCCCATGAAGGCACGATGACGGTATTTGGGTTAGCCAGTACCTTGTGAAGCGCCATGATTGATCGGATCAGCGGGATGTACTTGTTCGTCCAGTCTGCGTTACGAACAGTTTGATAGGGCAGGCCTGGCAGAAAGCGAATGATTTTTGCGTTTGGCCAGGCAGCTCTCATGCGGGCAAACATCAACCCCTCATTGTCATTCACATAGTTCTGGATTGCGCTGGTTCCGGACAACTTGCCAAAGTCGTTCATGCCAAGACCGTAGACAATCACATCAGGCGGTTGAAGGTTGAACCTGGACTGGTAAAAAGCGAAGTCAAGAACATAGCCATTGCGCACAATGGCAGGGTCGTCGTTCGATGTTGCTGGACGGATGAAGGGATTCCGGTTGCGTCTTTCTATTTTTGAGAGAGCCAAATACTCGGATTCCCCGCCAGCGGGCACTGGAATTGTTATTTCGGTAATGGAGGCGTAGGTGAAGTTGGCAGTCTCGTAAGCTTCACGGGCTTCGCCAAGGGGACCAGACTCGTTGTAGGCCTGGTTTTCGACCCCTGACCCGCCTATGGTGCCTATCCAGTTCGAGTCCCGGCCATTGCGCTGGATGGCAGCCTTCATGATCTGGGCGCCCTGTCGATTACTGATACTGTCGCCGATCAGCAGCACATTGGGCACTTTTCCAGCACTTGAAGCCACTGGCAAATCAATCATCTGAAGATCCAGCAAGTGCTCGTATGTCCCGTTCATGGGGTCGCGCAGCTTGAGCCTTGCAGCTGCTCCATAATCAGAACATTGGATAACCAGATCCGAATTGGACGTCGTCGAAGCGGCTGTGGTGGTGCTCCAGATTGAGGCCACCAACCCAGCTGCGAGATCACGATTTGATATCAGGCTTGGGACATTGATATGCAATGGCGATCCTGCAGCAGTCACCAACTTCGGAGCGAAATACGCACCATCAGCCAGAGGAAATCCTGGCGTTGCTTGAGATACTGGAGCTTCCCCCGGATAGGTCAGATCCTGAAGAATGCTCCCTTCGGCGTCGACGACATAGATTCCAGGCAGCGAAGTCAGACCGATCGTCAGCGGACCAATGGAAATTTCTTCAGCTCCGGCGTGAAGAACCGCGCCACCTTCAGAGTCATAAATCCCCGACTCGACTGCGTGACTGACCGCATCCAGCGCCGGAGTCCGCGTACGCTTTGCCGTAATGGAAAGAAACTCTCCCCCTTCTTGATCGACAGCCACTATTGCTGCTTCGTCATCAGCAATTGGGATAGATGACGGGTCTTGAACAACCTCTGCGATTTGGCCGATGGCGGCAGTCGCTGAATCGACTTGCTGCTTCACCGCCTTCACCGCCTTGGAATTGGGGTAGGTATCGACGAGAGCAGCGCTGCCGTTGGTATTCCGGTACAGGTCGATGTAGTCAGCGTCCGATGCCGACACCACGCTGAAATACCCATCCTGCCGCGTGGCCTGGACGCCCAGCGCTACGGTGGTGTAGATCTGGGCGCCAGCCATCTGTACCGCCAAGTCGGCAAGCACCTTGGCATTGGTGGGCCGCATCACGCCGCCGCCCACGTCCATCATCTTGATCTCAGGCGACAGCATCAGCTCGTTGGTGGTGTCGATCGTTTCCGTTAAGCGCGCGATTTCATCGGCTCCGCTCATGTTTTCTCCAGACGAAAAAAAGCCCACCGAAGTGGGCGTAGTAGTAAGGGCGGATCAAACGGCCGTTGCGCCAGGCCAAGACCGGGTGTACCACCGCTGCAGCAGCTCGCGCAGCGCAGCGTTCATCACGGGCAGCTTCATGCCGGCCAACAGCTCGATGTACTCGGCTTCATCGACGATGGGCAGATCGTACACTTCGAGCTCAGCCGTGTAGCGCCAGAGGTCGATGCCCACCAGTTCCGGGATGACCGGCTGGTCGGTGAAGCGTGCGCGTGTGGGTTCGAGTCCTACCGGTGTTTTGATCGGGCACAGAAACCAGTCGGCCCAACGGATATCCCACTTGCGCCAGCCGTCGAACAGTTGGGCTTCCTTGCGCGTAAACAGCCATGACACATTGAACAGGGCCGGCACCGATCTGTAGCGGCGGCGCTGCATGGCCCGCCCGCTTGCCATTGGAGTGCGAACGATCTGGCTGACCGGCGAGATGCCATAGCCCTCGCGAAGCGGGAACGGTAGAAGATCGGGAATCGCTTTCATGAAACTGCCCCCCGGGCCGGCGCGAAATTGTTGTCGTCGCTGTAAACGCGCACGTCGTAGTTCACCGCCTCCACATCGGTGGTGTAGTCGTCCGGAGCGATCGACTTCATCAGGATCGGGTAGCACCAGCGCTGGGTCGTACCGAACATCAGGTACGGTGGCTCGGTATCCCAGGACAGATCAGGCACGAAGTCCAGCTCGGGCACGGTCAGCCGTACCTCGTCGACGCGCGTGGCCGGCCAGGGACCGCTTAGGGAGCCATCCTTGCGGCGCAGCGCGATCACATGGCTCGCGCCCTCCTCCCACGCCAGCGGCTCCGAGCTTTCCAGCAGCGTCATGCCGTTGCCCGCGATGAAGTCCACCAGCACCCCGCTCTGGCCGTAGCCCGGAATGTCATCGGAGGCTGCGCAGTAGCTCATGTACCGGCTGTTCATCGCTGAAAGTTCGGTGGTGAAGCTGTAACCGTGACGCTGGTACCGGTAGCGGCGCCGCTGCCGAATGCCGATGCGCCAGGCGCGATCCCGATCGACCACGCCCTTGAGCGTGATTTTCTCCGTCTTGGCGCCAGCATCCCCGCTCAACCTGCAGGGCACCGTCTCGACCTGCCAGGTCTGCTCGTCCACATACTCCACATCGACGCCGTCGTAATCATCCGGGCGCACCGTGGTGAACTTGCGGGTGAGATTGCCGACCATGTTCTGCGGTGAGTACATGTGCTCGTAGACCGATCGGGGTTCGTCCCGCACTGGGCGGATCAGCCCGCGGTCAATGGTCAGCTCGGCGAATCCCGCCATCAATGCCGTGTTGAGCGCGTCGAGAACTGTCTCCTGGCTGGAGATGACCAGGTCGAAGGTATCGCCCCGGGCCTTCCAGATAGCGTCCAGTCGATCCAGCTCAGCCAAGTCCAGGTCTGCATCGGTGTAGCCGATCGTGCGGGCCACGTGCGCCACCCAGGGCGCGATGTCCCTGGTCGGTGTTTCTACGGCCCAGGCCCCGCCACTGCGCACCGGCAGCACACGGGTTGGCCGCACGGACACCATCGTCTCCGAGCGGGCCGAGAGCCGGTTGCTGCCTTTGACGTAGACGACCATAACCGTAACGCCCAGGTACCGCTTGGGCGCGCGATCGATGCGCCCGCGCAGGCCATACCACTGCATCCGGTCCTGCTTGTTGGAGGTAGTGGACTCTTCGCCGATCCGGCGCACCCGTACTTCCGGCCGCATTGCGACCGGCAGCGATATCTTGAGCGTGTAGCCCACCTGGTCTGCGGTCATGGCGGTGTACGTCTTCACGACCGGGGTCCAGGCGCCGGCGGTGGCCATGTCGCGATACTGCACCTCGACCTTGACGCTGACCTGCCGCTGGTTGCCGTTCTTTTCGGTGTAACGGATCAGGCCCTGCGGGGCGAAGAGGTCCAATTCGATGAGACGGGTCACCTCCCCGGGCGGGACCACCGCAATCGGTCCAGACCAGTCGCCCTCGACGGTCGAGCCGTCCAGCACCAGGTTGGCATCGCTGCTCTGTAGCGAATCGAACCCTTCCCAATTCTGGTCCTGGGCGCCCGTATCCTTCAGACGCGCCAGCGTGATAGCCGACGGGCCGTGGCTCTCGTTTTCGTCAGTGTCCTCGTCATCCTCGGCCGCGTCGTCTGAAACTGCGGTGATCCGGTAGCGCAGCCCGCGGTAGCCAATGCTCGACAGCTGATCACCTGTCTGCAGCCCGACTGCCGGCGCACCAGCGTCGAAGGCCAGGGTCATGCTGGCAAACTTGCCTTCGGTTGCCGCTTGAGACTTGACGCCGGTGGCGAACACCGGGTTGAAACCGAACACATCCGACGTAGAGCCCTGCAGGTCCAGCGTTTGGCCGCTGAAGGGCGCCGCCTGCTCGGCGATGCGCAGGCGCCCGCTCGCGGCGCTGGCCACCAGAGCGGTACCTGCCAGCGCCGAGTTTACGGCTGAGACCAGGCCGGCCAGGTTGGTGGTGGACGTATTAAGCGTGACGGGAAAACTGCTGGTACCGCGAGTCACTGTAAAGCTCAGAGGCATCCCACTGAAATCATACCGGGTTGGTGCAGCGCTGCCGGTGACGGTCGAGGGGCTACCAGGAACAGCGGGACTGCCGGGCACCTCTGGGCTGTAGGTGGCAACCACGTATTCGCCTGCATTGGCGCCAGTGATCTCGATCTTCATGCCAACGAAAGGCTGCACCATGGGCAGGTGCGGGCCGCTGACCACGGTCGGGCCGCCGTCCGCCGGCGCCGTGAAGGTATAGACGTAGGGCAGATCGACGCGGGCAATCATGCCGCTGTCCCAGCCTGCTGGGAACCAGCCGGCGCCCTCGGGGACGGTCAACACAAAGTCGCCAGCCACGACCGCGCTGCCGGCGAATTGCTGCTGCACGGTCGTGGTGGTGGTCAATGTCAGGCCGGCGCTGCCGGTCTTGGTCGCGCCCACTTCTGTCGCGCTATGCCACCACTGCGCAGCGGTTTCAGCCGATAGATCCTCGCCCGGGCCGAATATCTTGTAGGTGGCGGTAGACCCCAGCGAGGCAATCGGCGTGTCGCCGACCATCACATCGCCAGGAAGCACACGGTACTTGCCGCGGCCAATGCACAGCAGCAACTCAGTCCACTGCTCGGTTGGGCCACCGAAGTAGGTGTGCCCAGGAACCAGAAAATCCGGGTATCGCTTGGGCGATCCGGCCAGTTCAGGAATTACGTCGTTCAAGGCGGCCTGGTTGCCCTTGACCGTGGACAGGTTCAGTTCGCGCGACGACCGATTCTGGTTGCTCGGCGTTGCCGGCGTGACCGGGTCGAACGGGTTTCCCAGGCCGAACAGCTTGGCCAGTGGGCCGGGCTTGAAGATGGTCTTGAGGGCGCTGCCCTTGGGTTCGATGTAGATGCCGACTTGGCTGGCTGGGCTGATCTCGCGGTCTGCCCAGGCAGAAGGCGGCACCAGCTCGTCGTCGACGGTGATGCTGATCGGCGGTGCCGGTAGCGGGCGGTAGCCGCGCACGTTGGCGATTAGCCAGGCCTCAAGCGTGATGCCCTCGGCGATCGGGCGTCGTTCAACAGGCCCGCCGCCCAGCTTGCTCGGAAAGATCTCGATCACGATGGTATTTCACTCTTGGGTAGGACCGCTCGAAGTCGATCAGACGCATGTTGTCGACGCCGGCAACGGCATCGATTTCGAAGACCCGCAATTCACCATCGATGGGCACCACCACCCCGACGTGGATGCAGAGCCCGCCATGCAGAACAGCGGCGATGGCGCCGGGCACTGGAGGCCCCTCCGGCATCAGCTCGGCGTACTGGGCATACGCCTTGGCAGAGCTGCGCAGGTCGCGGCGGTCGATCGGGCCGAATGCTGGAAGTGCCGGCAGGCCCAGCACTTCCTCGCGGATTGCCAGCACCAGCCCCCAGCAGTCGAGCAGGTATCGACCGCCCACGACCTCGCCCCGCGCACCATCCTGATAGGTAGCAGTGAAGTATTTGTCGTACATGAATCAGGTCATCCCACGTATGTCAGGCCACACGCGAACTCGGTGGTGTAGCGCGCCCGGTTCCAGGCCATGTTGATGAGGTCGTAATAGCCCGCTTCGATCTGCACCGTGGGGCCGTCCATGGTCCCGCCAAAGGCCGTCATCCGGTACGGCCGGTCGGCAGGCTCGGTCAGCACGCTGAACAAATACTCGCGGTACACAAGCGTCACGCGTGCTTCCGCCTCAAGCGAGGCGTCCAGCCGGCGCTGGGCCTCGCCGGTCACGTTGTCGATGGTGAAGGTCAGGGTCTGCGAGCCGGTGTCGTCCTTGGCTGGCAGTTGCACCTCGATGGCAGACGCCTGGAAGGTGACAGTCTTGCCAGCCTCGGTGGTTGCGCGCAGGTCTTCGAAGTCCTGCACCAGGTACACCGGCGTGTCCCAAGCCGGGCATGAGATTTCCAAGGTGGAGATGATGTCGTCACCGCCCGAGGCATACACCACTTCGAGCGCGTTCATCGTGGCTGTCTCCGCATGCCGAAGGCACTACCGGCCGCACGGCTGGCCTTGCCGGTGCCAGTGGCGAAGCCCTTGGCGATGTGGTCCTCAGCAGCAGCGATGTACACCTTCAGGGTGTTGCCATCCATCCGCGTGCGAACCTCATCACTGCCGTGGTTATTGATTTGCACATTGAGGCCAGAACCTGGCGCTGAGGCGCTGGCTGCCACGCTGTCGAGCGTTCGGTCAAGCTTCGCGCTGGTTTCGGCAGTGGTTACCCGCTCCCCCTTTTTCAGGTTCCAGGTACCGTCTTCCGGAACGTAGTCGATACCATCGTGAGCCTGGCCATCCAGCGAGGCGCCAACTGCGGTCATCAGTATGCCGGCTGCGCCAGCGGCTGCGATGGCCGCGCCTGGCGCGATAGCAGGTCCAACAAACGGCACGCCAATCATGGCCGTGAAGGCACTGAGGGCCGCCATCGCCACCTGCGCAGCGGCATACGACATCAGGGCACTGCCCATGGACTTCATGAACGTGGCCGCGAAGCCCTTCACATCAAGCTTTCCGGTCTCGGCCCATTCGGTGACCGTGTCAGTCAGGTTGCGGAACGTGTCGGCGCCAACGCTCTGCATGTTGCTGTACAGGTCCATCGCAGCTTCAGCCTGGGTTGCGAATCCGCTCATGAATCCGGCGGTACCGTTCTGCTGCAGCTTGTCGATATCGTCGTAGTATTTCTCCTGCATGGCGCGGCGCTTTTCGAGCGCGTCGCTGAGGATCTTCGTCTCACGCTCGTAGGCCGAATCGGATATGTCGCCAGCTTCATGGCGCTGCCGCAATTCCTCCAACTGATCCTGGTAGTCCTGCTCGATTGCCAGCAACTCGAGAGTGCGCTGCCGCACTTTGTCACTGCTGTAGGCATCGAGGAGCGGCGTGTCCAAGGCGCGCTGGTCGATCTTGAGCTGCCGCTTGACGCTGGAATCAAATCCAGCGACTGCCTTGTCATCTTCCTTGGCCTGTTTCAGCTTTTTCAGCTGATCAAGTTCGGCGGCCAGGCCTTTGAGTCGCTCTTGCTGCTTCTCGCTCAGTCCCTTGAGGTTGCCCGACTCCAGCTCGAACTGAAGCTTGGCGACCTCGGTTGCATCCTTGCGCTTGTCCGTTTCCGTGTTGATGAGAGCGATCTGCCGCTTGTAGCCCTCTTCTGCGGTATCGAACTGATCCTGGAGCTTCTTCGCCGCCTGCTCCGCGGCCTTGGCGGCGGCTTGTTGGGCGGGAGTGACAGCAGTGAATGATCCGTCGGCGCCCTTGCGTAGTTGCTCAAGCAGGTCGGCCAGTTCCTTCACCTGATTTGACGGGCCAGCTGAAGCAGGCTCGTCGAGACCATCCATCAGCTTTTTGTACATGGCAGCCAGGTCGTTCATGTCCCCCTTAGTAGCGGCAATGGAAGCGCCCATCTGGTCCATGTTCTTAAAGGCGCTGTAGAGCCTGACGGGGGGTAGATAGCGCTCCCACCATGAGGCATCTTCGCCGCCCACCATGGCGTTATCCAGGTCGGAAAGCCCTTTCAGACCGACGCCAAGCATGTGCAGGCCGCCGACCGTACCCACTGCTATCTTGCCGAGGAATCGAATACTCCCGGCGAGATCATCAGAGACCTTCTTGGCCAGCACGCCGTCGGTGGTGATCTCTGTCAGCTTGCCTGCAAAGTTGGAGAGAACAGGCAGAAGTGCCGACTGAATCTGCGTGCCCATGCCGCTCAGCGCGTTTTCTACAAGCCACGACGCAGCCTTGAGTTCCTGTGCCGCTCGAATGGTCTTGTCGTCCATGATTGCGCCCGCTGCCTCAGCGGCAGCGCCGAACTTCTGGAACCCTTCAGCGTTGTTCTTGAGCAGCGGCAGCAACAGCGTGGCATCGCTCGCAATGGCCTCCATGTAGAACGTCATGTCCGACTGGCTGACCTTGGCCTTCTCAATGCTGGAGACATACAGACCCAGCGCCTGGCTGCCGCTCAGATTGCGGAACTGATCGGCTGTCACACCGACCTTGGGCGCGATCTGCTCGAAGAAATCCTTCATCGCACCGCCACCGGTGTTTAGAAAGTCACCTACCTTGTCGTTCACATCCTTGAGGATGTCGGCCAGCTTGTCTTGCTCGACACCGACCACCTTGGCCCCGGCCGCAAGCTTCTGGAAATCAGTGGTGCTGACGTTTGCTACCGATGCCAGGTTGGCGATTTCAGTTGCGGAGTTGACCGCTGAAACCGTCAGAGACGTGATGGCTGTCAGACCGGCTGCGACGCCAGCACTGATCGCTACCCCCACAGCCTTTGCATGCTTCTCGACCGACTTCCGCCAGCGCTGCGAGCTCCTCTCGGCTTTGTCCATGCCAGCAACAAAGCCACCCACCTTGGCAATGATATCCAGAGTCAAAGTGCCCAACGATCTGGATGCCATCTTTCCTCCGGGCATAAAAAAACCCGCTCAAGGCGGGCTGATTTCAAGAAATGGATTCACCTGAATCCGAAGTTGGGGGAGTTGTATTTCGCCACCCCGTACTTGGTAGCTTTTCCGTCAGGACCGAACGTCACTGTCAGTACCTCGGAACCGGATCGAACACCGCCGAACGCTACATACGACCAGGCCCAGGCAACTGATCGAGCCCCATCGGACTCGACCTGATATGACATGGGCTTGCCAAGCATCGCCGCGACATCCGCCTCCGTCGTCTCTCCAACCTTGATTTGATCGATCTGCTGCTGGGTGATCCGTTTCCCGCTTACGCATGCTGAGAGCGCAAGCGCCATGAAGATGATGAGAAAGATGTTCCGCATTAGCCACGCTCCTTGTTGGGCTGGGCAATTTACCACTACATCGGCGCTGATCGCACCCCGGCATCTTTCACGTCCACGTCGCCATGGCATCCGCCAGCGAGATCGGACCTTCTTCATTTTCGTGAAGAGCGAAGTCTGTCCAGCTATACGGCTGGGGTGTTTTTTGCGGATCTCGGTGCAGGTTAGCTGTGAGCGCTGCCAGCATCGCTACTGACCGCTCGACACGCATACCCAGATGCATCGAACCGCGACGGGCCCGGAATTTCACCCATGAGCGAAACTCGCTGAGACTCAGGTTTTCCTTGGCTTGCGCGATCGTCGCGCCGCCGACCCCGCAGAGGACGAGTTCGTGCCAGAGCTCGTCGAGCTCGGTGAGCTCCTGGTCTTTCCCAGGTCGTTGACCTCCTGAATGGCGAGCAGCAATGCGACCGAAAGTCCGCCGTCGAGAGAGCCGAGGCGCTTCTGGCTATCCGGGTCTTTCTCCAACTCAGCCGGATCGAGCGGACCATGGGTGATGTCGAGCGGGCTGCTGAACACCGGGTAGCCGTGCTCGTCACAGATAGACGCAGCGATCTTGCCCGCAATCGTGTCGTGCTTGCCGTTGAAGGACAGCACGTCGTTCACCGCGGTCTGGTACCCCAGGGGGCGCACATAGATGGTCGCGGTGTAGTCCTCACCGTTCTGCCGCCAGTGAATTTCCTTCTCCACTGGCCGGCCGGTGAAAGAGCCCGAGCTCTTGAGTGAGTCGAGAGTCAGTTTCATGCCGGGTCCTTAACGATCCAGTTGAGCTTGCCGGAGCGCTGGATGGTTGCAGCGGTGCTCACCGACGTGTTGCTTGCGAAGTCGAACGGAAAGTCGGCGACATAGCCTTCGAACAGGCACCAGGTGCGCGTCTTCGGCAACTCGAAGTCATCGCCGGCGGCATTCGCTGTAGGCGCAATGTCCTTCCCGTCAGACCAGCCAAGTGCCCAGAGGATGTCTTCGTCCTCATCGTCCTGCGAAAGCTGGAACATGCGGACGTGGCTCGCATTGCGCGGGTCGGCCAGGATGGTGGCGGTAGCTTGGCCTGGGGTTCGCAGGCCCTTTTTGTATTTGCGCTCGGTGTCGGCCAGACAGGTGTCATCGATCTGATCCGCCGGCGAACCGCCAGGGTTGAACGCGGTGAGGCATTCGACCTCCATCACAGTCCGTTTACCAGTGCCACTCAAAGGCCGCACCAAAGCATAGAGCTGGGCGCCCTGGGCTTTCATCGACATGGGTTATCTCCAGTCAGGAATAAAATAGCCCGCACTGGGCGGGCATTGGGTAGATCGACAGTTCAGCGGGATACCCACCAATCCACGTCGAAACTGGCTCGAAAGTTGTTGGTGGCAGGGTCTCGACCTTCAGCGCCCCAGCGGGTGATGTAGGCCTCAAGCTCAATTGCGTCACGCATCGCGTCCCGGACTTGGCGTGCCTTCTGCCCAGTGGTGGCGTAGATGTCGACCTGCAGCGTGATCCCGTCGGCATCGGGCCGACCCGCCAGGTAATTCTCGGGACTGCCGTTGACGACCTGCCAGACGGCGTATGGCTTGGTAACGCCCTGCTCTGCCTCCCCGAATGAATAGAGACGCATATCAGTGCCAGAGCCAAGCAGCGCCGTCACAGCAGGGCTCTGCAAGCAGGCTTGCACGATAGGTGGTGTCATGAGGTTGCTGCCCTCCTCGCTGCGCGTCGAATGGCTCGGTCGATTGACTTCTCGTACTCGGACACGAAGGTGTTGGTCACCTCGCTGATGCTGTTAGCCAAGGCCGGGCGCATGAAGGGGACAGCAGCCATCTTCTCGGTACCGAACTCGATCAGGCGCCAGTGAGGCGTCGGCGCATTCGCGCTGAGGTCGCCACCGTCCCGGAGCACGGCGCCGTGTAGAACGCCGACGCGGAACCCGAGATCGCCAGTGCGTTTGAAGAGACGCCCGTTCCATCGCAACACGATGTTGTCGGCTATCGACCGACCGGTGGCCTTGTCATCAATACGCTCGGCGCCGGCTTTGGCCTTCAGCACTACGACTTGAGCGGCCTTGCGCAATGCAGCACGGCCTCCCTTGCGCTTTGTGTCGTACGTCACCTCGTCCAGCTTCCCCAGCAGGCTGTCCAGCCCGATGATGCTGAAATCGACGCCGTCACCCATCTTTTATCCCTTTCGAAACCAGCAGCGTCAGGTACTCGCGCCCAGAGTTGGGGTCTTCCAACGGCTGACCTTCAATGCTGTACAGCTCGTCACGATGAATGATGCGCATTGTTGAAAGTACGCCTGGTCGATAGCGGATCACGATCCGGGCCGTCGCCTCGGACTGAGCAGCCTGAGCGGCAATAAGGTCGCGGGCCGATAGGGGGTTAATCTGCGCCCACACCTTTGCCAGCACTTGCCACTCTGGCTCGCCGAATTCCAAAGTCACCGGGTCTCGTGAAGCGACCTTGTGCTGTATCTCGACTTGATGCCGAAGGTCACCTGCCCTCATACACGCACCTCATCACGGGGCCCGTACCAGTCGCGAGACGACCAGAGCAAGGACTCGACCGCCAGGGGCAGCTCCGCAGCGATGGTGCCTGTGACGATCGCTTCGCGATTAGCGTAGGAGTGGCCGATAAGCAGCAGGAGCGCTGATTTGAAGCTGGCAGGGAAATCTCCGGGCTCTACCAGCTTCGGGTTGTCGCAGTACCAAAGCGCCCAGGCAAGGGCAGACTCCGCGTACAGCTCAATCAGCGTGTCTTCTGAGTCGCCTTCTACTCGCAAATGCAGCTTGATCGTCGCCAGGGGCACTAGGTCCTGAGCGGCTATCTTCATTTCTTCTTGCTCGTCTTGGTGGTCACTTCCCCATCCTTGGAAGGCGGTCCGTCGACGTACTCGGCAAGCTCCATGCCTACCAGGGCCTCCGCAGTGGCCTCATCCACTGGGCGCTCTTCGTGCTGGTCGAAGTTTCCTTCGTGGTAGTGGGAGAATTGGCGAAGCGCGCGAATCTTGGTCATGGTCACTCCGGGACAGTTGCCTGCCCCGGCCTCGCAGTCGGTTAGGCAGCAGCCGGGAATGCGCCCTTGATGATGGCCTTCGGGCGGTAGTGCGCCAGCGCCAGGCGCTCTTCGCAGAGGATGGTCAGCATGTTCTTGACGAAGTTGTCGCGATCCTCGCGGCTGACCTCAACAGTTGCGTCCATGCGATCCCAGACCTGGGACGCCAGGTCGAAGCCACCAACGGTGAACGTGCCCTGAGCCTGGGCCTTAGTGGCCACGACCGGCAGACCCCACATGACCTTGGCTGCGAAGGCAGCCGGACCGCCGAAGATGTAGCGGCCATCGGCGTCCTTGAGCAGCGCGATGGCGTGCCAGTCGCGCGGGTTGAGGATGATCCCGGACGCCTCGAATTCCGACTCGCTGGTCTGGAAGATGGCGTGAGCGATCATGTCTGCGCGCGTATCGCCGGCCACTGTCAGGGTGGTGTCGTAGGCGGTGGCCACCTTGTTCAGGCCGTTCAGGTTGTCGCCGGTACCGTCGCCGTTGAGCAGTTGGCCTTCCTCGACCAGCGCCAGACCGAACAGCAGCCGGTTGTTGACGTAGGACTCAAGCATCGGAGCATCGTCCATCACCTGGCGCGATGCCTGAATCCAGTGAGCGATGGTCTTGACGGTGGCCGTTTCCTTGGTGAAGGTCAGGTTCGACTCTGGCTTCAGGTTGCCCTCGGCCACCGGTGCGGCGCTATTGGTGAACACGTTCTCGCGCACGTATTCGAGCGAGTTCGAGCTGATACGACCCTGGGCCAGCAGGTCGCGAATGGTCAGCCGGCGCAGGCCAGGCATCAGAATGCCCGGATTCACCTGCGGCTGGATCAGGGCGCCGGCAGATGCCGCGCCGCTTCCGAGCTGCTTGTCGAAGCTTTTCACGTCGACCTTGCCAGAGGACTTGCCGTCCCAGGACTTTTTCAGATCTTCAGCGGTTCGCTCAGCAAAGCTCTTCTGCTTGGTCGGGTCGTCGGGGCTGCCACCGGCCAGCTTTTGCTCGATGTCGAACAGGCGAGTGCCGGCGGTCTTGAGCTCTTCCTGTACGGTGGTCAGATCGGTCTGCAGCTGCTTGCTGATAACGCCGTTCTGCTGAATTTCGTTCTTCTGGGCGTCGAACAGCTCCTGCATGCGGGTCTGTGCGGTTTCGATCGCTTTCTGTACGTCAGAAAGTTCGGACATGGGTAAATCCTCGGTTCAGAGTTTCGGGAAGGTTTTGATGCGCTCCAGGAGCGCGGCGATGTTGTCGCCGCCTTCGGACTCGCTCCGAACTGCGGACTTGATGCGGGCAATGAATGCCTGCGCCTCTGACTTGGAGAGGCCAGCTGAATCTCTCAGCCAGTTCTCCGCGTCGCGGATGCTTTCGATGGTGTCCATGCTCTTGAGCGTGGACACGGTGGCCGATTCGTTGGCCGGGAAGGTGCACACGCTGATCTCGGTCAGGCGTGACACGTTCCGAAATGAGTAGCCCGTGGCAATCGACGTGACGTCCTGCTTGGACGCACCGAACCCGACGGACATACCGCCCACGGTCCCGTGCATCATCGCCGCCTTCAGGGCCTCGGACTGCGGGTTGCCAGGCGTGAGCTCGCCACGAACATGCAAGCCCTTGCTGTCTTCAGCGAGGTCGAGCCACTTGCCCACCGGGATCTCATTGCGGCGGTGGTTGAAGAACATGGCCACGGCCCGCGATTGGGATTTGAGCGCCTGCGCAAAGGCTCCTGGCTCAATGATGTCCCCGTCGCTGTCGACCACGCCGAAAACACTGGCATAGCCCTCGAAAACACCCTGGGCGCCGCCGTTGGCGAATTTGATTGCGGCCTGATCGAAGGCCAGGGTCTTGCAAACGCTTGGCATTTGCTGCCTCCAGAAAGATCAAACCCCGCTGGATGCGGGGTCTGGTTTGCCGAGTTGAGTAATGGGCACGTTCTGCGATTGCCGCGTGGCTACGTCACCGCCAGGTAGGGGCGGCATGTTGTCCAACCTGCGCAACTCGTTGATGGTCCGCAGCCCTTTGTCAGCCAGGGTGCCCATGAAGGACGCCCGCGCAGCGGAGTCACCACGAAGCAGGCCGTCAATGTTGTGTTCGGCGTGATACCGCCCAACGTCGCCAGGCTTGAGTAGCCAGCGTTCTATGGCGTACTCCCAGCGGTTGAGGTAGGGCGACAGCGTGTACTGCAGGAAGCCGAGGTTCTGCTGCTCGATGCCAGTGCCCCAGCTGGTGGACTTCTCCACGTCGCCCACCAGGTGCGGCGGCACGCCGAAGAACCTGGCCAGCTCGCTCACCTGAAACTTGCGTGCCGTCATCGTCTCCGCGTCTTGGGGGCTGACACCGATGGCCTGGGTGGTAAACCCGCCCTCCAGAACCCAGAGCCGCTTTTTGACCGGGCCTCCGGAAATCTCCTTGAAATTCTCCTCGACTTGGGCGCGCTGTTCCTTGTTAAGCACCTTCCCTTCGCCTGTCATCAGCAACTGGGGCGACTTGGCGCCGTTGGCATAGAAGTCCCGCTGCTGATCCTCCATAGCGACTGCCACGCCAGTGGTCTTCGCGGCGAAGGCGATCGGCGACAAACCGACCAGGCCGTTGAAACCGAAGCCCTTGAGGTGGAAGATTTCCGACGCTTTGAAGTCAGCGTATTCACTGTCCCGGCGGTACCGGTACACAACGCGCTTGTTATCCAGGCGCACGTCCATGTTGACGGACATCAGCGGCATCAGGCTGATCACGTCACCTACGCTGTTGCGCTCGATCAGCGCGTAGGCGTTACCGTAGAAACAGAGCTGCATGGTCATGGCTTCGCGGAATTCCACCGCGGTCATGAACTGGTTCGGGCTGAAGCGAAGAAGTCGGGCCAGTGGATTATCCATCCCGACCTTCAGGCGGTCATCGCCCTTGGTCTCGAAAACATCCAGCGGCAGCCCTGCAGTCACGGTAGAGATCAAGCGCACGCAGGCAAAAACCGTAGATATCTGGAGCGAACGCTCGTCGCTCACAACTGAGTCACCTACCACCCCGGAGGCAGATACAGGTCCGGTTTGAGAGCCCTTTTCCGGCGATACAAGGCGGCCGCCGACGAAGAAGCTCGCCATGCGCGCCCAGAAGGGGCTGCGGGTGCGCAGGTCAATGCTGTAGTCGGTATCTGCCATTACATGCTCATCGGTCGAGAGAGAAAGTCGTCGACAGAACCCTGCGGCTGCGCATTTGCAAGGATTCGGCCTATTGTCATGATCAGCGCAACCGCGCCGTCGATCTTGTTGTCGTCGCCCTGCTTGATAGGGCGCACCACATCGTCGTTGCCAGGCAGGTTTTTGCCGATCACGTTGCCGATGCACCAGGTCATGATCGGGTTGCCGTCATGGTGGAAGCGCCCCGCCTCGATCGCCGCCTCCAGTTCCTTCATGCCGTCGGACATGTTGGTGTAGTTCTGGGTGATGGTGATCGGGTTGAAGCCTTCGTCGTCCAGGTCGTGGCTCAGGCCAGTGGCGCCGTGTGGGTCGATAGGGCTTTCCCTGATCGGCGCCAGCTTGTTGGCTTCCTTAGTGTCTTCGAGGATTTCCCGGTAATCCACCTCGGCGCCGGGCGTGGCCGTGAGGTGGCCGGTATTTACCCAGGCCTGGAAGCGCTCGGTCATGCGTTTGTTGTCCACGTCGTTGGCCGTGTCTTCCGGTACCCAGAAGGCCGGGGCCACGCTGTAGTAGTGAATCTTCCCGTCGATCTCCCGCCAGAACAGACGCGCCCGCGAGTTCATGTCCAGCTTGCGCGCCAGGTCGAAGCCTGCCACCCACTCCTGGCCCTCGAACTGCTCGAGCGTGAGCGACTTGTCCTCGCAGGCCTTCCAGCTCTCCATGTTGAAGAAGCCGGTTTTCGCGCTCACCCAAAGGTTCAGGTGCTTAGTCTTGAAGGTGTTTGTAAATCGCGCTGACCGGAGCGCCTTGGCCAGCATGCTCTCCAGATACTCTTGGAATACCGACACCCCTATGCAGGGGTTGGCCTTGGCCAGATTTTTCGGGTCGGTCCAGTCGTCACCCTCATCCAGGGTCCAGATGTAGCCGAACAACTCGTCGTCAGGGACAGTTCTGTTCAGCATCTCAATGACCTGGCGGCGCTTGTCATAACACGGCCCCGCGATGTTTGGACCGGCCGTAGTGATGATGAACATCAGCGGCTGTCGACGGGCGCCCATGCCGGTGAGCATGGTGTCGTACTGGGCGGCGGTATCGTGTTCGTGGAATTCGTCGATGATGGCGCAGGACGGTGAAGCACCGTCGCCAGGGTTGCCGATCAATGGTTCGAAGCGGCTGCCGTTGGACGGAATGTTCAGGTTTGAGGCGTTGACCTCGATACCGGCCGCCTCGATCAGCATCGGCGAGCGGCTGACCATCAGCCGGGCCGGCCGGAACACCTCCCACGCTTGCTTCTCCGTGGTGGCGCCTGAGTACACCTCGGCGCCGAACTCGTTGTCGGCGGTGAACATACTGATGCCGACGCCGGCGGCGATCACCGACTTGCCGTTCTTGCGTGGCACTTCCCAGTAGCTTTCGCGGAAGCGGCGGTACCCGCCTTTCTTGCGCACCCAACCGAACGTGCAGGCCAGGCCGAACAACTGCCAAGGCTCAAGGGTGATCAGCTGCCGCTTGAACGCCCACTCGCCCTTGGTGTGCGGCAGCAGCTGCATGAGCCGCAACTTCTTCTCGGCCTTGGCTGCATCGAACTTGTAGGGGTAGCTCTTGGACTTGCTGGCCGCGATGTCCTCGAAATGTCGCTCGATCGCCTGATGGATGTAGCGGCACGCCGGAAACTTGCCCTTGATGACGGACTTCGCCCACACCATCGCCTTGTCGACGTTGGTGTATTTGGTCCTGGTCATAGGTCGCTCAAGAGGCCGGCGAAGGGGTTGGTCGTTTTCTGCTTGTTGCCGCCGATGATCCGCGTGCGGCTGGCCGGGTCCAGGCCGAGCATTGAACCGAAGGTGACCATCTGGCGCATCGCTTCATTCGCCGCGGTGAGCGCCGGATTTTTCACCGGTCCGCCCGTGGCGCCAGCAACGACGATGCCGTGATTGCGCACTGACTCCTGGGCCATGCGCCAATTGCCGTAGGCGGTGCAAAAGGCTTCAACGTTGTGTAGGTCCGTGAGCGCCAGCACCTTCGCCTTCAGTAGCTCGGGCACCAGCATTTGCCACACCCGGGTAGCGTGCTCGCACAGCCATTCAGGGGGATCAACGTTGGTCACAAGGGCAAAATCAGGCTCGTCCTTGTTCAGCTTCCGCTTGCCGGGATTGCCGGCCAGCGCCTTCTGGGCCGTGGGTTTTGGGCGACGGCCGGAGCGCCCGGCAACCCCTGGCATCGGCGCCTCCACTAAACTTTATATTTCGCGGGTGTAAAAAAACGACTGAGGGCGCGGTCTAGAAAGCAAAGGCCAAAAACTTTTGACCCTCCCCCCGAGCATTTTTGAGAAATATTCTCATTTACGGCATAATTGATCTTTTTTTGATCAATTCCGGCGATTATTGCCGAATCCGCCGTCTTCACCGGCAGTCTTGGCCGAGTGGCAAGGACCGCAGAGCGCCTGCCAGTTGGCTCGATCCCAGAACAGCGTCATATCGCCTCGGTGTGGCTGTATATGGTCGACATCAGTCGATGCTGTCACGCGACCTCTCGCTTGGCAGCGTACGCATAGCGGGTTCTTGATGAGAAAGCCGGCGCGTGCCTGTTGCCACTTGTAGCCGTACCCACGGGCAGTTGAGGTCTCACGCGGCTTCTCACGAACGTAGCTCTTAGCCTGGCCGGCGTGTGCATCACAGTAGCCATTGGCATTGCGGTGCAGGAGTCGGCAACCTGAAGCGCGACAGGGTCGCTGGGGCCTCATCGGCATGGCGTGCCGTCCAAGTAATAGGATGGCTCGCTGTCCTGATCGCCCTCTTCCTCGCCGGCCAGGGCATCAATCAGCATCACGTTCTGGTCGGCGATCGTGCGTAGCAGGTTGTTCTGCGTGCGCATCAGGTCGGTCTGCTCCTGCTGCTGGTGCAGGATCTGCTGCAGCAAAGAGACTGCTTGCTCGTTCATGGGCAATTCTCGTCCACTTCTTCAACCACTCGCGCCGTGCAGCGCATCCACTACAGGCCATTACTACCCCCGCTTGCACAGGTCGCAGTCCAAGCGCCGGCAGATCCAGCGCTTCACTCGCGGCCAGTAGGTCAGCATGAACATGTGCCGGAGACCGGCCAGGGCCAGGGCAACGTGCATCGTGACGCCGGCGGTGTTGGGCGTGAAGAACATGCGGTCCGAGCGGGCCAGGATGGCGTAGCCGCTCAGGGCGATGACCGCATAGAGAATCTTGCCGATCACCCCGTCACGCACCTTGCCGCTCAAGATTGACCAGGTAGCCCAGAAGGCAATGCCGCCGGCGGACAGCGCATTCACGTACTCAAGGATCATTGGGAAGGCCCTCCGAACTTGGACCTGATGACAGACCAGAGATCAGCGGCCTTGATAGCGCGGGTCACAGCGGCAATCAGCGAGCCACCGAACGTGCCGAGCAAGAAACCGACGCCGGCGACGCTGCGCGGCTCGGTGATACCGAAGTAGGCGCTCACCATGCCAGTGAGGTAGTGAGCGCAGGCCATACCGGTGAGCAAGAAAAGCAGCCAGGCCTTGCGGTCCAGCAGGTCGTCCTTGTGCCAGCGGGTGGCGATCAGGGCGCCGAGCAGACCGGCGATTCCCACGTCGAACTTCTCGAGCAGGCGGTGAAAAAAATCCATGCTCGACCTCTTGCTGTGCATGAACGAAAAAGCCCCGGCTTTCGGGGCCAGGGCTTGGTGTGTCGCGCTGTTTCAAGCTGGACACGCTGCAATGAAAACAGGTGTTTATCCGCGCGGAAAGCTTTTTATGCAGCCTCGCGCAGTTGCTCCAGCGCGCAGTCGATCCAGGCCACACCGGTGTTGATCAGCTCGCGCGCCTTGGCTTCTCCTATATTGTGCTCCCGAGCGATCCGCAACGCTGGCCACTTGGCTCCGTAGTAAAGCCAGATGAATCCGCCCATCTGCGCGTTGCGTCTGGTCAAGCGACCCACGGCGCCGTCGACGGCCAGGGCCAGGTCATCGGTGATGACGTACTGCTTGGCGCCACCGACCGATGGGATGTTGTCCCGCATCAGCGCATAGAGCGGGCAGACATACTGAGGCACACCCATTCCATCCATACGCCACCAGCCCCACTGCTCGAGCATGTACGCGGTGTCGCCCAGGGGCTTGTCGCTGTAGGTTCGTTTCTTCATTCGGTTCAGTCCCCTGTGTAATTGGTGCCGCCGGCGCCACGGCGGTTATTCGTTTGATACTGGGCTTCCGGGCCGCTGGTCGTGCTTGGGCGCTGGCGCTCGGCCTGCTGCTCCAGCTCACGCACTCGCAGCCCCAGCTGTGTCACAAGTTCTTCCAGCGGCAACGGCTCTCCGGTGAGCGCCGATATCCAGCCCGAGGCGTTACAGTGGCCGCACGGCAGTTCATAAAACGTGCCCATCGTGACCGCTCTCCCACGGCATGAAGGGCACTTGTCCAGCTCGATCACGGCCTTCTTGAAGGCTGGGCCGTGGCTCTTCCTCATGCGTTAGACGCCTTTACCCAGCGCCGCACCGACAGCTCGCATCCCATCTTCAAGCAGACCCCGTTGGCCATTCCCCGATGGGTTGCCCGGCGTCCGCAGCCGCAGTTACAGCGCCGGCGGGACTTCGAATCAACCGGTTCCTGATAGCAGATCTGCCCAGGCATCCCGCCGACAGACCCCCAACCGTCCATCCCGCCGCGCATTGCCGCCGAGCGGGCCGCTGGCGACATCGCGTTCAAGTCGGCCATGGCTGGCCCAGAGTGCTTTCCAGTCATTTCGAATCCTCGCTAATTACAAATTCGCTAAGGCCATCGCAGCCCACGTATTCCGCTGGCTCCGCCGGATTCTGCGAAATCTCGGATAAGGTCTCTGTAAGGCCGTGAATAGCCGAAAAGCCAATACCGTCTAACCAGCCGTGCCACTTCTCCAGAGCTGCGCGGCGCTGCTCCATGGCCTGGGTGTGGATATAGGTGCTGGCGATCTTGCCCAGCGTGTGGTTCAGCAGCATCTCGCCGATGTGCCCGTCGATGCCGAGGTCGGTCCATGTGGTGCGCGACACCTTGCGCAGGTCGTGACTGGTTCAGGCGCCCTGCCCCAACCGCGTGAACACCATGCTCGCCTGGCTCTCGCTCAGGCACAGGCCGCGGCGGTTTGGGAACAGGTACACGCCCTGGTAGCCCTCGGCCTGCTGGCCGGCCCGGTAGCGGATCAGCAGCGCCTTGATTTGCTCGGTCAGCGGCAGTCGGTGCTCGGTGCGGGTCTTCGTGTTGGCCGCTGGGATGAACCACTCGGCGGCGGCCAGCGAGATATCGTCCCAGCGCGCCATGCGTGTCTCACCGATGCGCGTGCCGTGGGCGAGCATCATCACCGCCAGAGTGACGTCGCCGGGGGCGGCCTCGAAGGCCTGGCCCAGCCGCTGCACCAGGTCGGCCAGCTGCACACCGCGCAGGCGCGCTGCTTTGGGCAGGATCTTGGCCTTGGTGAAGTCGCTAAAGCGCATGCCGGCCATGGGGTTGCTGTCGATCAGCCCCAGCTTCAGCGCCTGGCGCATGGCGGTCAGCAGCAGCGCGAACATCTGGCGCAGGTAGGACACCGATACCTTGGCCTGGCACGGCCACATCAGGTGCTTGTCGAGCGCGTCGGCGCTGACGTTGGCCAGCGGCAGGTCACGCAGGCACGGCAGCAGGTGCTGGGTGATCGCCGACCGGGCGCCAGCCTTGCGCTTGGCCGACAGCGAGCGGTCGCGTGCCATGCGGTCGCCGTACCACTCCAGCAGCTGGCCGACGGTGGCTATACCCGAGGCGATCGGCGCCGTCGCCGGGTCGCGCATCAGGCGCTGGCGGATGGCGGGCAGCTCGGCCAGCACCGCCGAAACGCCGAGCTCCGGCCAGCGGGCGACCGGGACCCAGCGCTTGCCACGCACCAGGTGCCAGCTGGCGCGGGTGCGGTCGGTCCAGAAGCGCAGATACAGGCCGGGGTGGCGCGGGTCGCGCAGGTCACGCACGGAACGGTCGGCCGACTGCCTGCGCACCTCGGCCTCAGTGAACCTGACTTCGCGGGTCGCGCTCATGCGGCCACCGTGACGGGTTGCAGCAGGTAGGCGCGGATGGCGTCCATGGCGTCGATCCGCCCCCGGCAAACTATCGCCAGGTATCCCTGATCGGTCAGCGCATGAATCCATGCGTCCTGGCTCGGCGATACGGCGGCGTCGAACGGCGGCATGGCCTTGAACTCGATGTACAAACCGAAGTACCCGCCCCGCGCCATCGGCAGCACCAGGTCGGGCACACCGGCTTTCACGCCCTGCCCCTTGAGCTTGGCGGCGACCAGCTTCACGCGGTGGCCACCGTTGGGAACGTGATAGATCAGCTTAAACGCGGCTGGGAAACGCAGCTGCAGCTCTGTCATCAGCGCGGCCTGCTCCTGGCCTTCACGGTCCACGGGCTTGGCGCGAGGCTGGCGGTGCTTGAAGGGGCGAATTGTGAGCGTGGTCATAGAATCAGCACCGACTCGGAAAGCAGAATCTGGTGAGTACGCATCACGCCCTCTGCGTGGTACAGCCGAACAGTATCCCGATCAAGCGCCTTGCTCCGGCCGTCGCAGACATCGTGGCAAGCGCTACAGGCCCAGGCGCCCTGCAAGTCGTGAGGCTTGTGACCGACGCCGCAGGTGCCCGCCAGGCGGTAATGCGCCAGCACGGTGGTCTCGGGATTGCCGTTGCACACGCCCGGAATGCGCACTTGGCACTCTCGGCCGCGCGCGGCCTTGGTCAGCCTGGTTTGGCGGATGCTCATAAAACCTCCTTGCCCCGATGTGATTCCCAGTTGAACGGCAACACGATCACCCCGCCTTCGCGCAGGCGGTCAGCTGATCGCTCGCCCATGGCAGACGGCAGCTCCTTGGCGCCCAAGTTGGAAATCACGATGGTCGGCAGCATCTTCTCGTAGCGACCATTGATGATTGAGAACAGGCGACTGAGCTCGAAGTCGCTCGGCGCCTCCTTGCTGGCCCCGACTTCGTCCAAGACCAGCAGCGATGGCCTCGTCAGCGATTCGATGATGTGCCCCTCTGTCTGCCCTGAGCTGCCGTCGAAGGTTGCGCGGATCGACTGGAGAATTCCCCCCAACGTCCGGTATACGGCGGTATGCGTCGACTGAGCCATGACCTGCTGAGCGATCGACACGCCCAGGTGGGTTTTCCCGGTACCAGGGTTGCCAACCAGGATCAGGCAGCGACCAGCGTCGAGGTGGCGCTCGAAGTCGTCGGCGTACTGCTGGCATCGCGTCTTGGCCTTGGCTTGCCCTTCGCTGGTGACCGCGTAGCTTTCGAAAGTCTTACCCTTGAACCGCTTGGGAATCAGCGAGTCGCCGAGTTTCCAGGCCAGTTCATTGCGCTGGCGCTTGACCTCCACTGCCTGTTGGGCAGCGGCCTGCTCGGCCTTGCACTGCGGACAAGGCGATTGGAAGACCTTGTTCAGCACCTGGTGCGTGGTCGCGCGGTACTCGCCATGCTCTTCGCATACCGCCATCGAGCTGGCCCGGACCCCGGCCATGCGGGTCAAGTGGACGACGTTCTCAGAACGCATAGGAGCCGTCCTCCCTGGGAATCAGTCCATCGTGGTAGTCGCGGTCAGCGAAGCCATGGTGGCGCGATTGAGCCGGCATGGGCTGCTGGCGAACGTCGCGCACTCGATTGATCACCCAGCTCGCCTTGAAGCCCTGCCAGCCAGCCGACAGCGCCTCGGTGACCGCGTCCGATGCCGAGATACCGGCATCAGCGCACTTGGCCAGTTCGACGTTCACCGTAGCCCAGACGGTGGCGGTAACGGCTGCGCGCTTCGCCTTGCGCTGGGCGAGCCAGTCAGCGAGCAATTGCTCGGGCACCTGGTAAGGGTTGTCAGCGAGGATCTGTGTGAGCCCGAATGGCTGTTTGCGATCTCTCTTTGGCTCGACTGGCGGCTCGTCGAGCTTGGGGGGGGATGTAATATCTTCCAAAGGAAGATTTACATAGGGGGTTTCTTTCTTGGAATAGAGAAGGGACTCGTCGGTTTGGGTCTGTTTCGCGATCTGTCCGATTCGGACGATTTGAGCCGAATCAGACGAAATGGTCTGTTTCGGCTCTACCACATAGACCCACTCTTTCGGGTCGCAAACCCCAATGTCGCCACGCGCACCACCCTCTCGGAAAAGCACGCGCCGACGCAGCAGGCTGGAGATCGCCTTGGACACGGTGTCAGGGTGGATATGAGTGGCCTTGGCAATGTCCGTGGCCGGAATCCGCTGGGCACCCGCTGAGAAGTTGATGGTGGCCTTGGCCACATACAGCACGATCTTCATCTCGCGCGCCGAAAGATCGATAGCCATCAGGCCATCCATCAGCTGATTGTCCATACGGGTGAACCCCCTGGACTTGTCAATGTGAGTGATATTTGTCATGATCCATCTCGTAATCGCTGTTGAAGAAGCCGCCCTGCCAGGCGGTTTTTTTTGTGTCTGCATTTCAGGGGCCGGGAGGCCGAATGAAGGCTGCAAAGGAGTTTTTTGCTAAGCTGAAAGCGAAGCACTGGGACCAAAAGCCGTATTCGTACAGCGACGAGCACATATCAATGTTCGGCTTCGACTCGCCGCCGCTTCGCAGGGCCTGGGAAGCACATGGCGCAACTATCAAGAAGGCGGCCACCTGGCTACTTGCCCTTGTCGCCGGCGGTGTAATCACCAAGCTGATTGGTCTTTCGTAGCTGTCCGCTTCGGACTGCCTCCGTCGCCGCGCCAAGGAACTCCAAGCGAGCGTCGTCCGAAAGCTCAAGGTCAAAGCTGACGTGCGTCGCAGGAAAAACGGCTGCGCCAGAGCTGCGCAAACCGCCGACCACCAAGCCAGCCGAGAAACAAAAGGCTGCCGCCCCAAATGCTCCCAACCCCACAAGCAAACCATCGACGATCATCTGTTTCTCCTAGCGTGTGATTGCACTGCAGAACGCAGCGCTACTGGATGGAATTCCAGTTGTGTTAGGCATCTGCCGACGAGCGCAGAGGCAGGCGAGAATTCGTCTGGACTAGGCAGCGCTGGCTGCCAGTGTCGGCCTGAGCTCAATGGCCTTGACCTCGCCCTGAGTCAGGGTTTCGGCTCTGATAGCAACCTCAGCGCTGACACCATGAATTCCACGGAACCAGCCGCTGACAGTCCCCTGCTTTACGCCGAGCGCGGAAGCAGTCGCCTGCTGTGAGCCGAAATGGTCGATCAACCGCTGGACGGGACTTTTCATGATGCACCTGAAAATAAAGGTATTCCTCTATGCTAGGTGAAAGGAATACCTTTTTGCAAGATCAAAGGTCAGCCTTTATCTTCCCGGCCATGGAACTCAAAGACCGACTCAAGCAGGCGCGTAAGCACGCCAAACTCTCGCAGGTGCAGCTGGCCGAACGTGCCGGCATTGCTCAAGCTTCGGTGTCGGAGATTGAGCGAGGCCTGACCCGGACCAGCGGATACCTGGTCAAACTAGCCACCATTTGCGGTGTCAGCCCTATCTGGCTCTCGGAAGGTACCGGCTCGATGTTGGTCGATGTTCTTTCGAACGTTGAGCCTGGACCACCAATTCTCTCAAGCACGCGAAGGATCGGAATAATGGGGACGGCTCAACTCGGCCCGGATGGCTACTGGGTTGGTCTGGACGTCGGCGAGGGTTGGGTCGAGACTTATTCGCGGGATGAGGACGCATATGCGCTACGCCTAAAAGGCGACTCAATGGCACCCGCGATCAGGAACGGCTGGGTGGCTATCTGTGAGCCCAATCACCGGCTCGTTCCCGGCGAATACGTCATGGTCACAACCATTGATGGACAAAGCATGGTCAAGGAGCTGCTGTTTGAAAATGAGGATGGCGTGAGCCTGATGTCGGTAAACGCTGCATACGGAGAACGGCGCATGATCCCTTGGGATCGGATCAATACGATCCACTATGTAGGGAATATCCTTGCCCCGAGCAAAGTGCTAGGCCGCTACTAAGCATTTCCGCCAAGACCAAGCCCGCTTTAAGCGGGCTTTTTTGTGGTCGACCAAAAAAATAAAGGCATTCCTATTGACTAAGAATAAAGGCAAACCTATATTTCAACTCCAGCAGCGGCCCAAACCCGCCGACACCGCTCTTTACACAACCAGACGTGACCACCTCGACGCACCCAGGCCATCACCTGGGTCGGGACAAGCTAAGTCGTCGACCACGCAGCCTCTGGACAGCTGCCGGACTCCCCTCATTGGGAGCACGCCAAACCATGCAGCCAGCCGGGAAGAACACCGTCCACGAAATGTGTGACCCGGCCAGGTGGGGATAGCCGCGGCAAGGCATGGTGCGGACAGATTTCACCGGTTGTCCCTGGCAACAGGGACAGACGGGAAATCGACCCAACGGAGCAACACCATGACCCGAAACGAATACGAGGAAACCGAAGCCCTGGCAATGGCTGCGATGGTCGGACTGCTTTCCGGTACCGGCTGCAACCCGCCGCCGGAGATCGCCAAGCAATCGTTCGACTTCGCCGAGGCAATGATGCGTGAGCGTGATGTGCGCCTGGGCACCAAGCCTGGCTTCGATTGATTTCACTGGCTGGCCTTCCACCGAAGGCCATGTGGAGAACCACGCGGAGACGCTTATGAGTAACCAAGAAGAGCTGTTCGAAGAGCTCAGACGGACCATGGCAGAGGAAGCCAGTGCACACGAAGAAACTGAGCGGCTTCGAGATGAGCTCAGCAAAGCCCAGCAGCATCACGCTGAAGCTGTCCAGAACCGATGGAGAGCTCTGACAGCTATCGAGCGAGCGGCTATGCCCGGTCAGACGGGCTGATTTCACCGGTTGGCCTTCCCACCGAAGGCCAGACGGGAAACCAACCAAGGAGTAGGACCATGCTCATTCTGACCCGCAAGGCAGGCGAAACCATTGTGATCAACGACAACATCCGCGTGACGGTGCTGCAAACGAAGTGCGGCCAGGTGCGGATCGGCGTCGAGGCGCCAGGCGATGTGCCTGTGCACCGCAGCGAGATTCACGAACGGATCAAAGCCCAGGCCGAAGCTGCTGCCTGACAGACGATTCCCCGGTACGCCTCAAGCGGGGCGCATCAGAGGGAATCCACTGAATAGCAGAGGGCAAGACAATGTCAGGCACGTTCGAGCAAGGCTGGGCAGCGCGGCCCTTCGCGCAGCAGTTCCCGGAAATGAACGCCGACGAGGCCAAGCGCCTCGACTACATCAACACCTCGATCACCACGTTGTATCTGGCGGGGCTGCTCACCGACAAGCAGGCCAACGAGATCCGCACCAAGAAATTCCCCAGGGTCGTCACTAAGGCGGTCCTGGGCAAGCGTTGACCGATTTCACTGGCTGGCCTTGGTGACAGGGCCAGACGGGAAATCAACCGCCCTGGAGGGCTGAAGATGAGGTTCCTCAATAAGCGCGAACACCGCAATGGCTGGTATCTAGTTAAGCCGATAGTCGATGGCGTGAGATACGAGGTAACCGTGCATGACGGCAAAAACACGTATTGCGAGAACGTTCGATGCAGTTCGCTATCTGCGGCTTACGAACACTGCAAGGCGCGGATTAATGCAGCCTAAGCCGGCAGACCCAGGGAACACGGACAATCCGCCAGCATGCAAAGTGGATTGTCCGTATCGGCAGACATTCAAGGGCTACGACTTGCAAAAGAATGCGCTGCGAATGGAAACGGCAAGCCTTGTACAAGCAGATCGATGCGGCTGGAACATCAAGCCAGGGAAGCTTGGTGGTCATCCACTTGATTACGAGGCATGTATTTACACCAAATTTTGACTGCCCGATGCCCTGCTCCCCATCGCAGGGTGCATCGGAAGTCATACGGGAACGCGAAAGCGCCAGCCGGCACCTGGGAGAAAGGGGCCGACCAGCTTGCAGAGTGGTCCGCCGCATGAGTAAGGCATTGATCCCGGCTACGTATGACTCCCGATACACCCCGCATCCCCTTCCCTTCACATACGACCGCATTAGGCAGGCGCCAGGCCACCTTTCACGGTGGGTTTGGTCACCCGCGCCTGGCTCCTGACCAATGCAGTCCCCCGAGACAACTTCATGGAAAAGATTACCTGCGGTACATGGACAGGCCAGCTCGGCAAGCTGCTGGCGCCACGCGAACTGGAGGCCCTGCTGTGGGTCGCCCAGGGCCTTACCACCAAGGAAATCGCCCGGCGCATGGGCATCAGCCCCGGCACAGCCGCGAACCGCATCGAGACGGTGCTTTACAAGCTCGAAGTCGGGCGCCGCATCGAGGCAGTCACCAAGGCCATGAGCCGCCAGATCATCAGCCCGCTCTGCGTGTTCTTCATCTGCCTGCTCACCGTGCACGCCGCGCTCAACGATGGCGACCCGATGCGCCGCGACCGGCGCGTGCCCGAGCGGCGCACCGCCCAACTTCGAATCGTTCGCAAGGCCGAGGCCTTCGAGCACCACGCCTGACAGAGGAAAGAACATGCAGACATCCACCAGCATCGCCTTTGCACAAGGCCTACCACGGCTCGAGGAACTGCTCGCGAGCACCAAGATCGCCCGTGAGGAAGCGCGCGCACGGGTAACGCCGCCGCTTTACCAAGCCAAGGGAGTCGGCAGCATCTGGGTGATCAGCGAAATCGCCACAGGCCAGGTAGCTGGCCACGCTTACCAGTACGAAACAGCGTTGGTGTTCGTCAAAGCGATGGAGGCCGGCGCCGCCAGCAAGCGAGGCCTGCAATGATCGGCGAGCACATCCCCGAAGAGCACGAACGCGCGCGGGCTGAGCTGGCCGACCAGGTGGCGCAGTTCCTGGCCCAGGGCGGCAAGATCCAGGACTGCGGCAACGTCGGTACCGTGCACCGTCCCCCAAGCGTTCGGCGGTACCCGGAACAAGCCCAGGCCGCCGCTCCTACACCTGCGCCACCTGCACCAATTGCAGCACCAGCGGCAACTGTCGAAGCCAAGTCGGTACCGCCCACGCCGCGCCCAGGCCGCTCAACGCTCAGGCAGTTCGAACAACGCCAGCTCAAGCGCCAGGCCAGGATGCTCGAACGCGCCGAGCTCATCGACAAGATCCGCGCCTATTCCTACACCAGCCTCAGCCGCGATGCCGTCTCCAAACTGCTCGGCATCAGCAATCAGCAGCTGAGCAAGCTGGCGCTGCAACACGACATCAACTTCCCCAAATGGCGCAGGCCCGCGTGAAACAAATCCACAACCGCACCCGGCACGGCCGGCGCCAGCAGCACATCAACTTGCCGCCCAGCGGCATCGTCCATCAGGAGACGCAGCAATGTCCAAGCCCACCGACACAACCGAGTTCCTGCAAGAGCTCAACGGCGGCGCCTTCGCCAGCCAGATCGGCCACGCCCTCTCGGAAGTAGCCGCCGGCGTGGTCGATCACGGCAAGGCCGGCAAGATCACCATCACCCTGGACTTCACCCAGATCGGCGACTCCCACCAGGTGAAGATCAAGCACAAGCTCGCCTACAAGGTGCCGACCAAGCGCGGCGATCGCAGCGAGAACACCTGCCTCGACACCCCGATGTACGTAGGCACCGGCGGCAATATCTCGCTGTTCCCAGAAAAGCACGATCAGCTCTTCACCCGCGACGAAGCGCCGGTCCATCCACGCAAGTAACACCACCCCATCCGCACAAGGAACCACCGCATGTCCCTCACCAAAGAAGCGCTCGAGCTCATTCAAGAAACCACCATCGCAGCCGCCGGGCGCGACCTGCCCGCCCTGGGTCCGGTCGTCGTAGTACCGCAGCATTTCAACGTGGTTGATCTGGAGCGGTACCAAGAAGGCCGTAATCGTTTCCGCGGCACCTACTCCACGCATTCACTGGCCGACTTCGGCGCCTACGTCGTCGAGCGGGCAGCACCAAACGCCCGCGGCTTCATCGATCAGGACGTCATGAGCTGTGTGGTGCTGTTCAACCTGGGCACGCCGAACCACCCTGGCCACGCTGATGACCGTGCCGTGCTGCGGCTGAAGCCCTCTGCTGCATTCGCGGCTGTCCAGGCTGTGTGTGGCCAGGCCCTGGCGCAGAAGGCCATGAGCGACTGGATCGAAGACTGGCACCAGCACCTTACCGCCACTGACGAGAACGGTGCCGGTATGTCGATCGCCAAAGCCATTGCCGCCGTGCGCACCATCACCGTCAAGGCGTCGTCCGAAAGCGATCATGCCGTCAGCGAGACGCGCGCCAGCCGCAGCGCCATGGACTCGATTGAGGCCAGCAGCAAGGAAACCCTGCCCGCCTGGCTCGACTTCAAAGTCATCCCGTTCGAAGGCTTGAGCGAGCAAGTCATCCGCTTGCGCGTGTCCGTCATCACCAGCGGATCACAACCGGTGCTGAAGCTGCGCTGGCTGGGGGAGGAAGCGCAGCGCGAGGCTATCGCTCAAGAGTTCAAGCAGGTTCTCGAGGAAAAGGTCGGAGAGGCAGCCAAGCTGGTGCTCGGTAGCTTCGACTCCAAGTAATGCCCAGGCTGGGTTGTCGTCCCTGACAGGAGACAACCCACCACCACCAGCGTTAGCAGCAGCTCCCGATACAGTTTGAGGATGGCTGTCATCAGGTTGATGAAGTCGGTCAGTTGTTTCATCCAGCAGATCTCCGGCTCAAATATTGGCCGCAGCTTCGTGTCACGACTGCTGAGGCAGGCCAAATCTGAACCGAGAGCCATGAGCGTTCCACTTGGGGTTTTTCCAGAAAGCCTTGGGCGCTCGTCACGACGACCGGCTCGTCAGCCATCTTTCGTCAACGCGCTGCCCTCCAGCGCCTTCCGGAATTTAACGATAACGCCTGCCCGGCGAGGGCGGCGCGGTTTCAGTCGGGCACTCGATTTACCGTCTTATACAGCGCTCCGGCCAATGCGGTAAGTGCAGCAAGCAATGCAGTTCCAATGCCCGTCAGCATCCATTTCTGCTGATCGTAGATACGACCAAGTTCTGAGTTTACCGCCTGTTTATTTGCCTCGATCGTCTTGCTCATGCTTTCCTGATCTCGTCGAAGCAACGGTATAGAAAGAGCCTTTTCAGGCGAGTCAGATATTGACTTCTCCAATACACCGATACGACCGCTAAGCAGATTAACGTCGGACTTTACCATTCCTAGAGATAACCGCTCGGGATCTATTTTATTAGTGTCCTTTCTGAATTCCGCCATGAAAGTGTTTAGTTCGCCTAGTTCTTTAGCTGTAGTATTTCGAAACGCTTCGTTCAAGATTGACTCACTGCTTGCCGGCGCACTGCGAAAAACGGGAGGACTTCGAAAAATATTATAAGCCACTGGAATAATTGAAAAAATCGTCATGCACAGCAGTGCAAGAGTAACGGCAAGCTTCATCGACCTCACCTTTCGCTCGTAACGCCGATCATCCATATCAAGTTCATGAACTTGATCGGCGCGACTTTCGAGCAACCTTTCGAGATGCTCTATTTTTTCTTTAAGCTCACGAACTTCTGCGGTTTCCATATCGCCACTCTTGGCAAAAAAAGGCGAGTATATCAATGTCCATCACCTACGGAAGTGTCTGCAGCGGCATCGAAGCCGCGACCGAGGCCTGGCAACCGCTTGGCTGGACTGCGGACTGGTACGCCGAGATCGAGCCGTTCCCATGCGCCGTGCTGGCCTACCACTACCCCGAGACGCCGAACCACGGCGACATGACCCGCCTGGCTGCCATGGTGCTGTCCGGCAAGATTCTGGCACCCGAGGTGCTGGTTGGCGGAACACCCTGCCAGGCATTCAGCGTGGCCGGCATGCGCGAAGGGCTGGCCGATCCCCGCGGCGCCCTCACCATCAAATACGTGGAGCTGCTCGATGCAATTGACCATGTTCGAACCATGCGCGGCCAACCCGAGGCCGCCTGCGTCTGGGAAAACGTCCCCGGCGTCCTCTCCGACAAAGGTAACGCGTTTGGCTGCTTCCTCGGCGCCCTGGTGGGCGAATCAGAAGAACTTCAGCCGCCAGGGGGCAAATGGAAGGACGCTGGTTGTGTGTATGGACCCACGCGAACAGTCGCATGGCGGGTTCTGGATGCCCAATATTTCGGCCTGGCCCAACGACGCCGGCGTGTGTTCGTTGTCGCAAGTGCTCGAGCAGGGTTCGATCCCCTTGAAGTACTTTTTGAGCGCGAAGGCATGCGCCGGGATACTCCGCCGCGCCGAGGCGAGGGGCAAGACCTTGCCGGACGAGCTCCATTCGGCCCTGCACTCCAGTGCGGTTGCGGATGGATCTTCGGTTTAGACCTGGGTCAGTACGGATGCCCAAACTGCGAGGGTGAACAAGGTCCAGCGGTTGGGATTCTGGCAGGGATTTCGGCGTATGGAGGCCACAGCCTTCAGGGTGATGTCAGCCAGGCTGCAACGCTGACGGCCAAGGACATGCGCCTTGATATCGAAAGCGAGACGTTCTGCGTGGCACCAACGCTCGACGCCAGCTTCGGCCGCCTTCAGGGTTGCAGCGGGCAAGATGCCAATCACGGGCACGGCCACCTCGTCGTGCACGGCACGCAAGACCCTTGCATCCTTGCCGACCAAGCATTCGCACTCGGGAGAAACAGCGGCCAGGAGAATGCAGTTCTCGCATTCGCCGAGAACAGCCGTAGCGAGGTCCGCTTGGAGGGCGGTGACGGGCAAGTGGCGGGCACATTATCAACTGGTGGCGGCAAGCCTGGCCAGGGCCTCCCCTGCATTGCTTTCCAGGAGCGAGGCCGAGAAGGCGGTAGGTCTTTGGAGGTCGGAGGAGACATCGCCTACGCGCTGACCGCACCTGGCGACGGAGGTCGCTCTCAAGAGCGCAACGTGCTTGCAGGTTCAGCCGTTCGTAGGCTGACCCCGCGCGAGTGCGAACGACTTCAGGGCTTCCCTGACGACTACACGCTGATCCCCTATCGCGGGCGAGTCGCCGGCCTATGCCCGGACGGGCCGCGCTACAAGGCGATCGGCAACAGCAAGGCCGTCCCCGTCGTGCGCTGGATAGGCCAACGCCTTCAACAACAACTTGAACGCTCAGCTTGAGGTATCCCCATGCCCACAGAAAACCGATCCAGCAACACAGAGATGGTCAGCGTGCCGCGCGTGCCGACCGACGAAATGATCGTCGCCTTTGCAGAGGCGTGGTATTCGAAGCGTCAGACGATCGACGACCCCGACATGCTGGATGCGTATGCAGCGATGCTGGCCGTTGCGCCAGCCCAGCAGCACCAGGGAGAGCCGGTGGCGCTGCCTGCGCGCAAAGATCCGACCCAGGGGTGGGACGTACCCGGAGGCGTGGCGAAGGCAGAAAGCTGGAACGCCTGCCTCGACGAGATCGCCAAGCTGGGGCCGCTCTACACCTACCCAGCGCCAGCAAACAGTGCCGGGGTTGAGCGCGCTCCAGAGTGCTTTTGCGTGGAACATGGACTGCACATCGAAAGCCTGCGCACCCAGTTGGCCGAGGCGCATGCGCTGTTGCGCATTGCTGAGGAAGATTGTCGTGAGCTTGAAATTCGCAACATGCTCAGAGGCACCCATTACATAAAACGCCCTTCTGACAGAATTAAGACTTTCCTATGCGCCAGCGCAGAGCCGAGCGCGCCGGCTGTCTCGAATTTGCCAGAGTTGACTGACGACCTCCGCGAGATCCTCGGCCGCCCTAACTTCACCTGCCACTTCATCGCCAAGGCATTGCGGATCATGGGGCACAACATCGCCCCCAAATCCGAGGACGAGCAGGCCGTTGTAATTCATTGGCTGATCGTCCACTACCTGAAACATGGTGCAGAGTGGCGCCAGCGCGCTGAAGCTGAACTCAAATCGGCCAGCGAGAAGCTGCAAGCTTAAAAGCCTATTCGCCCCACTCCGCTGTAACCCCTCTCCCCTCTATTTACTGCCGCGCTATGGCGGCAAAGGCGAAGCTATGTCTCAAGCAAAGGAACGCCCGATCCTGTTCAGCGCGCCGATGGTGCGTGCCATCCTGGACGGCCGCAAAACGGTAACACGACGTCCGGCGAGGATTCAGCCCCGCTCAAAGGGCGACATCGGCAGCTATGGCGTCGGCCAGCCATTCATACGCCACCCCGACCCGGCCAAGCGCAACCCCGAATGCCCATATGGCCGACCTGGCGACCGCCTGTGGGTGCGTGAGGCGTGGGCGGCCGATGCTCAGGTCGACTCGATCACGCCGCGCGATCTGAGCCACGGCGAGCCGATCGCCTACCCAGCAGATGGCAGCGTACGACAGACCGGCTGCGCCATGATCTCTCAAGGTCGCGGCCGTCCATCGATCCACATGCCGCGCTGGGCCAGCCGTATCCTGCTGGAGATCACCGACGTGCGTGTCGAGCGATTGCAGCACATCACCGAAGATCAGGCCAAGGCCGAGGGAGTTCGCCTTTACACCGATCATGCCGAGCTTGGCGACTGGTGGCACGTCGAGGGCATCGAGACCTACAGCTCAGATCCCCGCAAGTCGTTCGAGCTGCTTTGGACCGGCATCAACGGCGCCGAATCATGGGAAGTGAACCCTTGGGTCTGGGTCGTCGAGTTCAAGAGGATCCAGCCATGACCCGCCTCGCCCTCTGCCTCCTGCTACTGGCCACCGGCGCCTGCGCAACCGAGAACGTCATCGATGTGCAGCACGACAGCCAGCGCGGTGTCACCTGCTACATCCTCAACCACGTCGGCATCAGCTGCATCCCCGACAGCCAGCTCAAGGCGCCCACCTGTGGCCGAGGCACCGACTGGCCTTGCGATGGCAGTGCGCATGACGAGCGCCAGCTCTCCCCGCACGAACAACAACCCGAACCTACACCCGCACTGGCGCCTGGGCGCTGGATTGATGAGAGGTATGAGCTGTGAGTCGAACATCGACTGCACTGGTACCAGACGCCGGCGCCGGAATGCTGGGACCTCATGAGAAATGGCGCAGGGCATGGGAGATATATCCCTGCCCTGATCACCGCCAAGGTGACTGCGGAATGTGCGGCGGCAGCGGGTTTCGCAAGGCTTGCAACCTGACAACCTGCCATGAGCATGGCTGCCAGGGTATCGCCTGCGAAGCCAATGCCGACGAGTACGCGCGGCAACAGAAACTTCACCGAGAGGTATGAGCTGTGAGCGAGCTTACATACAAAGTCAGCGAGAGACTCCCGGCCCTGGCTGTTGGCGATGAGGTCGAGTGCCTGGATCGAAACTTCAATAGCATGGGCATCCAGAAAATCAGCAAGGTCGCTAAACGCTACGTGCAGACCGAGTGCGGCCGGCAGTGGACCCCCGATTATGGCGAGTGGATCGCTTGCTTCCACGGAAACAAACCCGAGTCATACCCCTTCCCATCGATCCGCAAGGTGCAGCCATGACCGACACAATCAGCGTCAGGGCATCCAACCTCACCGGTGCAGCGCTGGATTGGGCGGTGGCCATGGCCGAGGGCTACACCCAGGACAGCGAGGATCACACCTGCATCATCAGCCCCCAGGGTGAGCCGAGCAGTTGCACCGCCCGCGGCGCCGCCTTGGGCTATGGCTACCGGCCCTCTACCAGCTGGGTACATGGCGGACCACTGATCGACAAGCACCGCGGCGGCTGCCAGTGGAACGCCTACATGGGCGGCACCGACACCTGCTACTGGGCCGGGCCTGGCAACACGGTGCGCTGGCACTATGGGCCGACGGCGCTGGTCGCGTTCTGCCGTTCGCTGGTGGAGAGCAAGCTGGGCAGCCATGTCCAGGTGCCGAAGGAGCTGATGCCGTGAGCAACCACCAGTACCAACCGTTCTCTGCTCGGGGCTTCGGTAGCTGGCACACCTGCAGCGTCTGCGGAGCATCGAAGCACAGCGGCCACTACTGGCTCGGTGGCTACAAAAGCAGGATCGAGCCGCCCTGTATCGCCTGGAAGATCGACCCAGAGTGGAAGGCCCAGGCCATCCCCGCGCCAATCACCGAAGCCTAACCCCTTCCCCTACTACTCAAGCCCGCCGATGCGCGCGGGCGTGGAGCTCGCATGCCCGTAATTACCGTCACCACCACTGTCACAACGCGGTACGACATCCCAGAAGGCGTTGGCATCGACCAGATTCGCCATCTGGCCCTTCCAGTTCTGTCAGAAGACGACGAAGGCACCGACGCCGTCGGCAGCCTGCAAGGCGCTGCGCTCGACCTGGTTTTCATGGGTGCAGCAGAAGTGCGCTCGATGGGCGTTGAGCATCGGATCACGGAAGGCAACGACTGACCACCAACCTGCCGCCGCCGGCGGCGCGGAGACCACCATGTCCCTGATTTCCGTTGAGCAAGCAGCCGACCTGCTTTGTGTCAGCCGGGCCACCGCTTACCGGATGGCCACCGAAGGCCGCATTCCGACCGTTCGCTGGATGAAGCGCGGGGTCAGGGTGCATGCCGAAAAACTGCAACAGATGATCGACGATGCCGCCGCTGCTAGTATTCGGGCCGCGGGCGGCATGTCGGAGGATACCGAATGCCCTACAAACGAGACGATTCGCCGTATTGGTGGATCTTTATCACCCAATCAGATGGAAAAAGAGTTAGACGCTCTTCTGGCACTGCCGACTATGCGGCGGCAAAAGCACTAGAGCAGCAGGCCCGGGCGGACGTCTGGAAAGAAAAGGAATGGGGCGTGAACCCGCCCCGATCCTTCAACGAAGTGATGCTCCCGTATCTGCGTAACGCCAGCCAGCACCAACGCAGCTACGAGACAACGACCAATAGGGTAAAGGCGCTGCGCGGTCATTTTACAGGCATGGTGATGAATGACCTAGCCGGAAAGGACATCCGGGCATACATGGATAGGCGGGTTGCCGACGGCGTGTCCGCTGCAACCATCAACAGGGAGTTGGCCGCACTATCTGCAGCAATCAACTGGTGCAACGTCGAGTACGAGTGGGGCCTGCCGAACCCGGTGAAGGGCCGCAAGATGAGGGAACCTGAAGGCAGGGTGCGGTGGCTGACGCGGGCAGAGGTCGAGAGTCTGTGCCGTGCTGCTCGAGCACAGAAGTTTGGCCTGTTGCTTGAGGCGTTTATCCGACTGGCCGTGAACACGGGTTGCCGGAAAGAGGAAATGCTGGGGCTGGAGTGGCGGCGAGTGGATTTCGCCAACGAGCTCGTCTATTTGGAAGGCGTGCACACCAAGGCCGGCAAGCGCCGCAGCATCCCATTGAACGACGGCGCGATCGACGCTTTGAAAAAGATGATGGCGTTCAGGGCTGAGCACTGCCCTTCTACACCCTGGGTGTTCGCCAGGGGCAATGGCGAGCGAGTGCTGTGCCTGCGCACCGGATTCAACAAGGCATGCAAAAAAGCAGGGATTGACGACTTCACGATTCACGATCTGCGGCACACCTGTGCTGCGCATCTGATCAGTGCCGGCGTTGCGCTGGCGGAAGTCAGGGATCTGCTTGGCCACTCGACCGTCATGATGACGGAGCGATATGCGCACTTGGCGCCGGCCAGGGTAAGGGATGCGGTAAGGGTGCTGGATCAGGGCCGTGAACGTTCAAGTTCACGTTCTGTTCACGCTGAAGTTCCAGCGGGTCAAGGGGGAGCGTTGTTAAAGCTCGTAACCCCTTGA